ATAGTATTTAATAGTATTTAATAGTATTTAAACTAAATAATTTAAAATAAATAATTTAGTTTAAATTATATTTAAAAAATAAAATTTAAATTATAAATATGGATGACTATAGTTTATCAACAATAATTGAATCAAAAAATGAGTGGTGTGCCAGATTAACAAACACTTTAACACCCTGTATTATTGAAGGTTTAAGATCAGTTTTTACAGAAGCGTATAATGTTTGCATTGAAAACGACGAAGAGTCTAAGTATCTAATGACGTTTCAAAATTTTTTGAATAATATTCCAAAATGGAGTTCTGAAATAATTGAAACTGAAAAACAAAGAATAATTACATCAAGCGCTTGTAACTATTTAGAAGATTTATTATCTTGTGTTCATATTACTCAATTAAAATCATTAACATCTTCTCGTGTAGGGTTAAAACAGAAAAAAATTAATATAGACATACCGGATTTATGTAAATTTATACACAAAACATATATAAATGTTGCCCGTAAAATATATGTTAATATATATTTATTTGAAAAAAATATTAAACCGTTACAAATACAAAAAAATAATAGAGACTTGGAATTAATAGTGAAAGAGTGTATTTTAAATACAATAAGAGAGAGCATTCCTATTGAACATATATTGCAAATGTATTTGGATGAAACGCAAGAAACAGATGTTGAAGTGGAAGAAAAAAAAGAAATAGTTACAGATAAAGAAGCATTAGAAAAACTAAATAAATTAAAAGAAGCAAAAGAATTAGAAAAAATTAAAAAGGAAGCACTCGAAAAAATAAAAGAAGAAAGCAAAACAAATTTAAAGAAAGCACTTAAAAATGCTAATAAAGATTTAAATGAGGACAATTTAGAAACTTCTAAAAATAGCATAACATCAAAAATAAATTCTTTATTGTCAAAATCGGAATCTATGCGTGATAATGAATCGGCAAGTGAAACAGCAAGTGAAACGGCAAGTGAATCAGCAAGTGAATCCGCAAGTGAATCCGCGAGTGAATCCGATAATTATAAATTAAAAATAGATAAATCAAATCTTAAAGAAAAAGAATTAAATATTAAGCAAGATATTGAAGAAATAGATTTAGATTTACAAACTGAATTAAGTATTAATACTAAAAAATCTGATCCAGATTTAGATTTAGAAATAGAAGAGTTAAAATAAAATAATTCGTTATATATAAAAAATTCATTTATTTTGTAATAATAAATGAATTTTATAATACCATCAATAGCAATTAGTTTTATATTTATGATTTATAAAATAATTGATATGAAATATATAACTAAAGAAGAAAACACATTAAAAAATATAACAAAAGATAGTTTAATAGTATTTTTATGTAGTATGGTTTCTATGTTTGCTTTGGAACAACTTAATATTAATGAAATAATAGGAAATTCAAAAGAATCTTTAACTGCTTTTACAAATGAACCAGATTTTTAATTTTTATTTTAATTTTTATTTTTTATATTTTTTATGCAAAAATATAAAAAATAAAAATTTTTATACCATTAATGGTAAGTCATCAATATTAAAAATTGCTTCTGGATTATTAATTTTCTTTTTTGCTATTACATAATTTTCAAATATTGCTTTTTTCAAAACATTTTGCGGAGTATGTCTATGAACACTGCGCGCAATCATTTTATATAATTTGAAATCGGGATATCTCTCAGACCCATCATTTTTATACAATATATTTTTGTTTTTATCATCAAAAACCCACTCTATCATCACTTTTTTAATTGGAGATTTTAATTTTTTTATATCTTCTAAATCATCAATAAAATAATCAAATAAACTACATCCTAAGCGACATAAATCAAAACTATAATTAGGATCTAATCGTGGTTTATTTTCATTTAAATAAGGTTCGCAATTATACTGAGTACTAGCATCTCCATCTTGAGAATAACTATCACTACATATAAATTTATTTTTAAATGTATAAATTGCTCTACCAAAATCAATTATTTTATATATTTTACCAAATGTAGGAACTTTATAATGACTATTGTTAAATTTATAATACAAATATTTTTTTTCAGTTGCTACATAAACAATATTATTTGTATGTAAATCATTATGGGTAAAGTGAAACACTTTTTGATATGTAATTAATGTAAATAATATTTGCAAAACAATAGATTCCCATTCATTATCTTTAATTTTTTCACTTGAAATATAAGAATCTAATGTATCTTCACAACATTCTAATACAATAATTTCGACAGGAAATTTATCTATTGAGCAAAATATTTCTTCGTTATTATCATCAGCATCATCGCTTTCTTCACTACTTGATTCATTTGATTCTGTTTTATTTGAGTCTAACGATTCAGTATTTGATGATCTAGAAGAACAAGAGTCAGAATTACTTGTTTCATTTTTACTTGTATTATGAATGCTAGATTTTGTAGATGCTTTATCTAATATCTCTATATTTTCATATGTTAATTCTAATTCTTCTACTATATTTTTATTTTCTAAAGAACTATATTGATTACAATCATCAGTTAAATCTTGAGTCAAATCATCAATATTTAAATCATCAATATTCAAATCATCAATATTTAAATCATCAATATTCAAATCATCAGTCAAATCATTAGTATTTGTATTTATTAACAATGCTTTTTTATATTTATTACTTTTACAAAAAATATTTTTTATTTTCTGATTGCCTTCGATCTTAAATAGATTGTCTCTATATTTATGAAAATAGTCTGATTCATTTAAAAACTCTAAATCTTCGGATATATTAACCTTAAAATTATTTTTTATTCCTAAAAATGCCCCATAATAATTTAATCCGTTATAAAAATTATAATTATTTAATAAGCAACTAGATAAAAATGAGAAAAATCCATCAATATATGCCGAGTTATTTGGATCTAATATTTTTTTATATTTTGTGTAATATTCGCTATGACTGTTAGAACCGTTATAAAATTTAGGTAATTCTAAAATATTATAATCATTATCATATTTACCTAACATATATTTTACTGGATCTATTAATGGACTAAATTTTATAAAAATATTTTTGCTACATTTATTACTGCATATATCACATATTTCGGCAACAAATTTATTATAATTAATTTTTTCTGTTATATTTTCCAATTTATAGCTATTATTTAAATTAATTGTATTGTAATTATTGCTATTTAATTCAAAATAATTATTATATAATGGAAAATAATTTTGAACATTTGATATATCTAAGAAATTAGTATTACTAATTATTTCAAAAAGTTGCTTGTTATTATTTTTTCTATAGTTTAATTCCATTTAATAAATTAAAAATACTTATTTTTCTTATTTATAACACAAATAATATTTCTAAATATTTCTAAATATTACTAAATATTACTAAATATTTCTAAATATTTCTAAATAATAGTAAATATTAGTAAATAATTTAGTTTAAATCTTAGATTATATAATATTATTAATAAACAATAATGACATTAGAATTAAAAAAATTTGATATTAAAACTATTAGTTTTAGACCAGATGAAAATAAAGGTCCTGTCATTGTTTTAATTGGTCGTCGCGATACAGGTAAGTCATATTTAGTTAGAGATCTTCTTTATTATCATCAAGATATACCAATAGGAACTGTTATTAGTGGAACTGAAGCCGGTAATGGTTTTTATGCTGAACATGTTCCTAAACTTTTTATTCACGACGAATACAATACTGCTATTATAGAAAATATTTTAAAAAGGCAAAAAACAGTATTAAAGCAAATAAAAAAAGAAGTAGAAGTTTATAAAAAATCAAATATAGATCCTCGTGCGTTTGTTATTTTAGATGATTGTCTATATGATGGTAGTTGGACTAAGGATAAAATGATGCGGCTTCTTTTTATGAATGGGCGTCATTGGAAAATAATGTTAGTAATTACTATGCAATATCCTTTAGGTATTCCTCCAAATCTTCGCACAAATATTGATTATGTTTTCATTTTACGAGAACCATACATAGCAAATAGACGAAGAATTTATGAAAATTATGCTGGTATGTTTCCAACTTTTGAAAGTTTTTGTCAAGTAATGGATCAATGTACGGAAAATTATGAATGTTTAGTAATAAATAATAATGCTAAATCAAATAAGCTACAAGACCAAATTTTTTGGTATAAAGCAGATCATCATAAAACTTTTAAATTGGGTTCAAAAGAATTTTGGGAAATTAGTAAAAATTTAGATTCTGATAATGAAGAAGAAATGTATGATCCAAATATACGAGATAAGAAAAAAGGACCTAAAATAAATGTTCGCAAAACAAAATGGTAAGAAATTTATTTATAATATTTTTCAATAAATATTATAAATTTATAAAGAAATTTATAAAGAAAACAAAATTATTTATAGTATTACGCATCAGTTTTGTTTGATTTAGAAACTGACTCTTTATCCTCTGAATTAATTAGTAATATGTCTTTTTCTCCTTTTGTTGTTTCTGATGTTGCTTTCTCAGCACGTTCTTTTTGTCTTTCTAATAGTTCCCCTAAACCGTGATCATTATCTTTCTTTCTTCCCACAATAACATCGTCCGCATCAAATAATTCTTTACGTAAATCAGCAGTAGATACATCATCATCTTCTTTGTCACCAAAAAGTAAATTTTTACCAGGCACATCCATTCTATCGGCATTTATTAAATTACCCTCTTCATCTATTGTTTGCATTAATTTATTACCTTCCTTTTGAGCTTTAGCAATATTTTCTTGAATTGCTTTCTTTTTACTTTCTTTTACCCGTTCTTTAAATTGCTCTTTAGATATTTCATCATTTTTTTTCTTATGACTCATAAGTTCATTCAAATCTTTTTCTAAATATTCAACACGTCCTGTCTTATATGCCTCCGGATGAAAAGGCATCCACATACCAACTGCTCCTACATATACATCGTGGTTTGGATCCGCTTCTCTTAACATCTTGCTTCGCATTTCTGCTTCTTCTTGAGAACCAAATACTCCTCGCACTTTAATACCTCTTGTGTTTGTTTGAAATTCATGTAGTTCATTATATTCTTTTTGTAATTGCTCTTCTTTAGCATCAATAAATGTTTTATATTCATCATCTAAAGTAGTTAAAAATAAGTTTCCTTTTTCTTCTTCTACAAATTCTTCCATATCTTTGCTTAATTTATTAAAATCTAAATTATACTTATATGCTAAAAAATTTAAAAATTGTGTATATTTTTCAAAAGTTTTTTTAAACTCGAAGTTCTTCAAAAACTTTTCAAAATAAAATAATTCTTTATTTTTAATATGGTCTTCCGGAGAAATAAAGCTTAAACATACATATTTTTGACCACTTATAGGTTTATCTTCATCTAATAAATCTACATATTTGGTTTTTTCTAAATTAGGTGATTGTTTGTCTTTGTCTCTGTCTCTGTCTCTGTCTCTGTCTTTGTCTTTGACTTTAGAAGATTTTTTATTAAACATTTTATAACATAGTATTTTAATATAATTTTAAGTATTTTATTTAAACATTATATAATTAGTTAAATTTTTATAATAAAATATTAAAAAATTTAAATTAAATATTTAGGTAAAATATTTTAAATTTTAAAATTAAAATTTAAAAATTAAAAACTAAAAACTAAAAACTAAATACAATAGTTTAAATTGTGTATAAATATAATTTTTTTCTTAAGTATTATTATAAAACAAAATGAATTTCAGTATGGGTGAATTAGTTAAAAGAGCTGTAAAATATTTGGTCGAAGGTTTGATGGTAGCTATTGTTGCTTTTGTCATTCCGCAAAAACCATTGAAGATGGAAGAAATTGCTATTATTGCTTTAATGGCTGCTGCTACATTCTCTATTTTAGATACATTTATTCCAACTATGGGCGTAAGTGCTAGATCAGGTGCTGGTTTTGGTATTGGTGCTAATTTGGTTGGTTTCCCAAGAATGTAATATAAATTTTTTTTCTATAAATAGTTATTTGTCAATTAGTATTAGTCTTTCTAATCTAAATATATTTACTGTTAATCTAAATATATTTACTGTTAATCTAAATATATTTA